TTTCTTCGATGAGCTGGCGCTTATTGGCCTGGAAATCAATTGCTCCATCGGGATCAAGTATCGAAAAGAGCATTTCGTCGCTCAGTTTTCCCATCTTGGCCAAGGCTATCGCGTACTGGACCTTATCACGCTTCTGCGATTGGAGTAGAGTGTCGCGGCGTACTATTCCTTGAAATTGACGAACGAAGTCTTCACTCTTCATGCCTACGGGCTTTGCAGAGCCGTACACAGGACGCCAGTCAGCACTAGATATACCTTTGGGGCCAAGGATGTTAACACGGTGAGCTACAGAGTAGAACTGCAACATATCCGACACTACCATCCACCCCGCATCTTCCACATAATTGGCAAGGGCTTTGGATTCTATTTTTACGGGCAGTGAGCGGGAATCCATAATCATTTCCAATGAGTCTCCACCGGGCACTTGCTTCTTGCCCAGAGCTGCTGTCATGGCAGCGGCACCCGAAGATGCATCCAACTCCTTTGAAATGAGGTCCACGGTTTGCATAACGGCAGCTATGGGGTAGTCTGCTTTCTTGGCGAACTCAGGCGCTCGGGGGGCGTTATTGGCATATTTGATCTTGCCTCCGGGAGCACCAGGGTCTAATGCATCCCAATCCGCTGAGGGGAATGCGCCTTTAGGACCGATAAGGGTAGGTTCGTTGATGGACCGGATACAATCAAGCATACCGCCCATAAGAGTGTTGATGACTTGGTTCATCTGAATCCACGAACGACAAACAGGCGTCCCAGACATCTGCCATGGAACTCTAAAGGGCCGAAAAGTGGAAAACGGAAACTTAGCGTGCCAGTATGGGTTGGGGCTATCCTCTAACACTACCCCACCCGCTGTTACTATTACTCTCCCCCTCGGGTATAAGAATTCGCCCGGTTCCACCTGATAAGCCCAGTTATAAGCGTCATTGCCGACTGTAACAGTCCTGCTACTCTCATTGACACTGTTATCCCGGAGCCAATACTCTTTCAACATACACATCGGGTACACAGAGTCATTACCAAGAGTGGATCGTTTAACTCCTAGTGATACTCTTAGCCCTTCACCCATTCTTGACCATGATCCCTTGTCAATATGAGAAGGCCGCTTGAATTGACCACTCAATGCCGCTCCTGACATCTCCATGTCACATTCAATACGCGAGGCTAACTGTCTGCCATACTTCCTCTGTATATGATCTCTGGTGACGACAGGGAAAAATAGTATGCATTCAGATTGCTGTGGGTCGCTACCTGCGCCTAGAGTCCCCCATTGCCAGGGTGCGATTGGGACTATCTCGACATCGCCCATGCCGTTCATTAGTTGTGAGTTCCACTGTACCTTGGATGGGCCGGTGTGGAGGAGGCCGTAGAGGGTTACGTCATAGAAGCGGTCTTGGAATTTAACATCGTTGGATTGTGCCCAGCGGACACTAAGCTGGTTAAGGATAGTCTCAAATTCAGAGTAGCTCTCAAGTTTGTTGAACATCTTCACGTAGTAGTCAAGTGACAAGTCAGTTAACAGTCCCACCTGATCCCAGAAATGGCGTTTAACCTTATTGAGTACGGGGCGGTTACGCTGAGCCCGTTGACCTTCACGCCAGTGACGCCCTTCGAGGAAGTCCACCGAACGTAATGTCTCTTTCACCTCTCGATCTCTGTCCCTGTCGTCCGTCAAAACTGAGAAAATACTCTCAGTAAACTGAAAAACTTCCTCTTCTAACTGAAGCGCTCTCGACGGGGACATAAGAGCCGGGGCAGTAGGGGGCACAAAAGACGGTCCTGAGTCGGGACTGAGCGGTGAACTTCCCATAGAACCCTAGTTATAGCACGGCTGCGTCCGGTTGGCTATGGCGGCGTCCGTCCATCGTCTTAGAGTACGAGATGCCCGAGATCGGAGGTGCTGTAAACATATCAGTTACGCTCCAACCCTTCTTATACCTTTTCCAGAGACGCAGATAGGGGATTCCGGTAAGAAATGCCCACTCACCCAGACTCTTTGTCTCTCCGTCCCATTCAATCCAGATGGTGTTACGCTTGTTCCATTGCTGCTCTTGGTTTGTTTTGAAACAGCAATTGGAAGGCTCGTAGTCCTTATCGAGATCGTTACGCTCAATCGTCAACCCTTTCTGGTATCCGTTGGCGAATGCCCATTCAACAAACTTCTCAAAAGAATGTAGCCATTCGTCGCAGACTTTGATGCCTCGACCTCCATAGTGCTCATAGCCGTACTGAACGGGGTATGTACAGCGTGCAATCATACAATGCCAAGTGGCGTGGATAGGCTCTTTGCTGCGGCCATGCGTGCGATTTCCTTTTCCGTTCATAATCGGATTCTGACAGCCACAACTTTTGCTACTGCCATTCCGAAGTGCCCCCGCAGGAGCAACTGTCACGACTCCACAATCACAGCGAACCTGCCACATTGTAGTGTGATAGCCCCCCGGAGAAACCTTGTCCTCAACTCTTTTTATGACTACTAACATCCCGAATCGCTGATCTACCATGTCAATAAGGAGTTTGGCGTTCTCTCGTCGAATACACCCGCAAGATAACGACATTCCGTGTATCAGCGAACGGCCTATGACTATCTTCTCAGTTTGTAACGGGCAAGTGCAGCGGCAGAGCCATCTGCGGTCCAGTTTCTTGGCGGGATCGTCAGGGGCTAGAGATAGCACAAGCCATCGACCGAACTGTAGTCCAGTGAGGTCATAAGCAGTGGACGGTGCAATACGCTTTCGTTCAGTCATCTCACCACCCTGACCTCTCAGGAGTCTTGACTACTTCCCTGACATCATCAGCCGGTATAGCTGTTTCCTTACTCCATTCGTCCGTGACTATAACAAACGCCCCTTCGTACCTGACAGACTTGGTGTATGATCCACCTGCCCTGCCTTCATGTGGGAATGAGCGAATAGAGCCATCCTTCATAGTGATGGTGATGGAGGCCATCTAATTTACTCCATCAGGCTGTGTACACCTGTCGATAGCCTTGTGCAGTTTAGCGGCATCGGATTTGCTGAATGTGCGCCCACGAGTCCGGGAGATTACCTGCTCGACTTCATCAGACAGTTCGGGCTCGGGGGCCAGAAACATGATCCGCTGCCATTCCGCAAGGTATGCCGGTATGTATGTTCCGCCATTGCCGGTATCGACCTTCTTATACATATCGTTCAGTTGCTTCATCGACGGCATGGCAGGGTTATCAGCCAACCATCGCAGTGCGGCCTCAAGCGCTACTAGACAGATCACACCATCCGAGTCAAAGTCTGGGTCGGGGAGTGCTCGGCCAAATGCCCTCCGCATCCCGTCTGGAACAATATATCTCTTATCGGTCATTACTATTTCTCCCCGATACTATTCTTAAGCATCCCCATCAGCTCCGAAAGTTTAGTAAGCGCCTGATCACGTTCTGATTCCATCTGAGTAGCTGACTCTACGGCTGCCAGTATCGACGCCCCATTACTCAGACCCTTGGCGCGCAACTTCTCAGCTACATCGTCACTTATAAATATAATCGAATCACTCGCGAGGCAGTCAAAGAAAGTTCCGAGTGTCACAAATAATCTTCCCGAGAATTTCTGCTCCAGTTTCGCTTTGGTAGTGGGCATGATAAACACGGGCCATTTTATTGATTCGGGGTTTGGCTGCTCAACTGTGATGGCGCTCATGGGAGTCATTGTTAGTTTGAAGCGGGATAGCTCCGCGCCATTTAGCTGGTGGCCGAATGCGCATTTGTGGAGGTGGGATTCGCGAGTCATCATCACACCTGGGGTTCCATTGTGCTCGCAAATCGGGCACGCGAAGTATGATTTCGATTGGTCGAGCGGAGAAACTAGGTTCGGCATTTTCTCAAAGCCTCCTCAACTTTCTTAGTCCATATCGGGACAAAAACATGACGGCCATCTATAGTCTGACGCAAGGGCTCGGTGAGAACCATCTCATCGCTCCATCCACGCCGTCTACGCAGGGTAATGAGGTGACGGTCAATCCCTAGAAGTTCCGCCCAATCTATTGGGGATTTCCGATGGCCTTTGAACTCCAATATCGCAGTTTCAAACTGAGTCGCTCTAGTAAGAATCTTTTCGGCGGACCATCCAAGACGCAGACGAGTTACGATAGTGCCGTAGTTAATGCCTGTGACCTCTGACCACTCTTTGGGGGTTAGATTCCTACCCTGCCATTCAATACGCCTAGTAGTTCTCTTATTACGTGCCTGCTCAGGCATGGTAACGAACTGGCAGTTATTCGGTTCGTAGTCACCATCGTTGTCAATTCTGTCGATGCTCAGTCCTATCTCGAAGCCGTGGCTCTCACCCCATGCAATAAACTTCTCAACGAAGTATAGCCACTCGTCACAAATCGTAATGCCTCTGCCACCGTAGTATTTGAAACTCAAGTCCTTAGTATCGGTACAGCGTCTGACCATCGAAGTCCAAGTTATATAGAGAGGGTGATAGGACAGACCATTCAATACCCGAGGTCTAAGCCTCTCCGGATCGTCAATGCGGCAACCGCAGCTTGTGCCTTGTCCTGAACTCAACCACGATGCACATGCGGGTCGCTCGACACCACAATCGCAACGTACCCACCAGAAGGTTCTCCGTTTGCCTTTGGGACTAAATACGTCCTCGGTGCGCTTGACGACTACTAATGCGCCGAAGCGCTGTCCTTTAAGGTTTTTGAATTTAGCCATCTCTATAGGGCCTCTGACAGTTTCTTGATGGGCTTCTTGGATGTTTTGAGCTTGGATGCCCACTCCCTTACCGCAATCTCAATTACTTCTGTGCGGCTCACCCGGCAGATAGTCGAAGCGTTGGAGATGAGTTCGAGAGTATAGGGAGAGAGACGGTAGCTGGTGGCGTGTTTTCTATCCGATTTGGGGAGAGCGGTAGTCACGAAAAGGAGTGTAACGCAGTAAAGCGGTAGTGTCAAGAGTATTGGCTAAAAATCTTCGTCGTTAATAATGTCGGCATCCCCTGCCGTATCTGCCCCTGTTCCGGCGTGGCGTTGTGCGGTTAGCATCTGTTTGTAAACCTCCACAATATTCTGGCCGGTCATTATATCTCTGGGTTCCATGCCTTGATCGTAGAGTTCACGAGCAGCCCCTTGAGAATCCCAGATCGGCGACCAGGGTGTGTTGCATCGCGTTGGGACAATTTCTTTTACAGACCATAGCCCTTTTAGTTTTACATTGTGGATGCGTTCGGTGTCAGCAATGAGTTTATTGCCTTCTTCAAGTGATCCTACATCTGCAACCATCCTAGAAAAATGGTCAAAAACTGTGTAGCGAGTTCCACGGGGCATTACACCTGCGGCCGTTGAAGTGGATACTCCCATACTCATTTGGTCAGTCATTTCTTGTCGTTTGCCGGTTTGTACAGAGGCACCGATACAGATAAGCAGGGCAAGTACTCGGTCATCGTGAGCGGATAATGCTTGTGCTTTTAATTCCCCTTCTAGCCTACCAAAATCACGCATCTCTTCTATGAGATGTTTGTTACGAATGACGATCATGTGGTCTAACAATTTTTCTCCAGCTCTGTTAATAGCATCGTCCCGAGTACGTGAATTTGTGAGCCAATGCACATGAGACGAAAGTGTGTTGGAGATCTTATCTTGTACTCTCCATCTATATAAAACCGGGTAATCTAAATTCCATTGCAACTCGTTTCCAACGGTAATGCCCGACGCTTGATACTCCACGGCGATTTCGCACATATTGTACCACTGGCCGATAGCCGCGATCATGCGAGCCAAATGGGTGGGGTTGGCGTGACCGTGCCATTCAGCGACTTGTACATCGGGGTTGGGGCCGTAGCCTAAGCGCAAAATTATTGCTGATGAGTAATCGTTACCCTCATTGCCCGCTCCCACGTCATTGCCGAGATAGTATTCGACCTGACTCGATTCCGGTTCTGGCTTTTCCCATACCCATAGGCGGTTGTGGCGGTCAGAGATATCTATAAGTTCTTCTGGGAGTGGTTCATGCAGATGAAGGATTGGAGTTAACTCCTGACCGACGTATTCAATCTCACCAATCCACTTCGGATCACAACAATTTACCCTCTCCTGTCTCGACAACTCCTTACGAGAGAATGCACAGAATCCTGACGATATGAAAGCCTCGCCTGACGTTACTGGGTATGACTCGTAATGCGTCTCTTCACTGCCAGTTGAGTTCACTGTTTCGATCAGGTCTGCGCGTCTCCACTTGAAGAATCCTAATGGAATGGTAAAATTCTCACGGGATTTGACATTCAATCGCAATGCCTTTTCTTCCGGAGTAAGAGTGAATGGCTCGCCGACAGTAACGGGTATGAAATACTTTCGGACGTGATACACAGGCAGGAACAGAGCACGCCATATTGACTTACCTGCTTCGGCTGCCCGCCACATATTCCAGTAAAGACCGGAGCGTCCAAACGCTGTAGACTCCATGATGCCTAGCATGTCGGGAGCATTTAGACTGGGTTTAATGTCACTCGACCACACAGTAGCATCGGGCCACCTCGAAACCTCAGAAAATAATCCGTTCCTTATACTGCGCCCAATAGCGACACCCGCTGCTTTTTGAGCGTTCGATATCATTAGAGTGGAGCCTAAGCCTGGATCAATGTTACGTAGTCCTTCATCTTCACGTTGAAATATTACTTGTTTACCCTGTTGTTTAGACAGGTACTCTGGACGAATGAACCATGGTAGTGCGTGGTAGGCGCTGATTATACGTTGATAGATTTCGCCTGATACCTCAGCGTCCTGAGCCATGGCAATGGAGAATGTATTGGGCACGAAGATAGTGCCGTGAAAGATAAGAGCGGCGTTCCAAGTGGTAGAGCCTGTTTGACGGGGTTTCAGGATTATGAGTCGGCAACAACCTTTGGCAGTCCATTCCTCTTCTACTACATCATAGATAGTATTCTGAAAATCCAGAAAAGGGTAGAGGGTCTGGAGCTGGCCGCGCTCGTTACGGATGACGTAGTAGTTCTCCATGAAATAGCGGCGGTCAGTGAGACATTTGCCGGTTTCGTCAGTGATGAATAGTAGTTCGTCATCGTTGAGCATGTCCCATGCGCGAGGGACTACTTCCAGATCGGTTTTGGAGAGGCGCTGGGCTTCGATGAACTTTTCGTCCAATATTTGAAGCCTGTCATTGAGTTCTGGATTTTTGCGTGGGACTCTCACAACTAGTCCTCTTTATCGTCAGAGGATTCATTATCGTTGTCGTCATCGTCACCATCATCATCAATGTATTCACCGTCAGCGTCTACTCCATCATCTGACTCTATATCGTCGTCATCGTCATCTATTATCTCTGCATCGACAATTTGTGTCTCATCGCTATGTAGTCCACGCTTCTCTCTAAGCTCTCTGACTCGCTGCTCGAAGCTCTTGGCTTTGCCGTCGGTAATGTTATTGTTGACAGTGTTACCAATATTCAGAGCTATAGCTGGGGCCGTAGAGGGGGGCTTGAAATCCTTAGCGAACTGGGCCGCGACCTTGATAGCTTCTAACCGCATCGTGTGATCGGGGACGGTATAGGCTGGGGCTAATAGTTTGCCATCTTCCTTGTTGTATATTGGCGGGGAGATGACTCGTTCGGCTAGTTTGGCGTCATTCAATACCTTGCCAGTACCTGATAGCCCAATCAATACTTCTTCGTTGGCTAGGGCGTTGACTATTTCGTTACTAACACTAGCAAGCCATGTATTGACTGTGACTATACCTTGCTGGGCTTCGATGATAGAGCAGTCTAGTATTCCAGCTATCTGTTCCTCATTTTTACCTGACCGGGCTAGAGACCAGGATTTGAGGTCGCGTGGGGAGGTCTTGATAGCGCGAGTGCGGGAGTTGGCGAGAGAGGTAATAGGCAAGGTAGGAGGGAGGGCAGAGGTCACGGCAAGGGCATCAGTAGGAGTATTGGTATTGGTATTGGTATTGGTAAGTGATCTGGCCTTGTCAGCGAACTCGGCAGCCGATAGTATTGAGTCTTGGATGGGGTCGGATGCAGGCACAGACAGAGGTGTAGATATATTCAGCTTGGCACGGACAG